AGATGAAGAAGAAAAGCAAATGCTTGAAAACAATATACAAGTATCTCTACAACAAAACTCAATAGACTTAGATGATGCGATTGATTTACGTAATATAAGAAACGTTAAGCTAGCTAATCAAATGCTTAAAGTTAAAAGAAGAAAGAAGCAAGAGCGAGATCAAGCAATGCAACAGCAGAACATACAAGCTCAATCACAAGCAAATGCTCAAGCTCAACAAGTTGCTGCACAGTCTGAAATGCAAAAGAACCAAGCAAAAGTACAAGCTGATATGCAGCTAGAGCAAACTAAAAGTCAATTAAAAACTCAATATCTACAAGCAGAAGTTGAAGCTAAAAAACAATTAATGGCTTATGAGTTTGGTTTAGAAACTAAACTACAGTCAATGAAACAACAAACTAATATTCAACTTGAAACAGCTAGAGAAGATAGAAGAGATAATAGAGTTAACATGCAAGCTGACAGACAAAAAGAAATGATAGCTCAAAGAACTGAGGCAAATTCACTTAAAAACTTTGAGTCATCAGGTAATGATATACTTACAGGGGACGCAGGCTTAGAACTGTAGTTTCTTAATTTTTAATATTTTATAAAATTTTATTATGACAGAAGAAAATAAAGAAGTTATCGAAGAGGTAACTGAAAATGAAAACGAACAACCTTTAGAAGAAGCTGTTGAGCAAGTTATAGACGAAACAAAGTTTGATAGTGCTGAAGATCCAAGTGTTATTAAAATTGATATGGATGCTCCTCCTCCTAAAATAGATAAAGAAGAAGTTGCTGAAGATAAAAAAGAAGATGAGGTTTTAGAAGATAATACTGAGCAACCAGTAATAGAAGAAGTTACTGAAGAAAATAGTGAAGAAGTTAAAGAGGTTATTGAAGAAGCTGTAGAAGCTGTAGAAGAAGCTGCAGCAACAGGTAAACCCTTACCAGAGAATATACAAAAGCTTGTAGATTTTATGGATGAAACGGGTGGTAGTGTTGAAGACTATGTTAACTTAAATAGAGATGTTTCTAAAATGGATGACTCAGATGTTCTTGATGAATACTATAGAACAACTAAACCACATTTAACAGCTGAAGAACGAAACTTCTTAATGGAAGATACATTTAGTTACGATGATGATGTTGATGATGACAAGACTAAACGTAAAAAAAAGATAGCCCTCAAAGAGCAAGTTGCCGAGGCTAGAGCCTATTTAGACGGGCAAAAGTCTAAGTATTATGATGAAATTAAAGCTGGCTCAAAGTTAACTAATGAGCAACAAGAAGCTATTAACTTTTATCATAAGTATAATGAAGATCAAGAAAGTAGGAAAAAGTTATCTGAAAAAAGCAAGAGAACATTTTTAAATAAAACTGATAGTTTCTTTGGACAAAATTTCAAAGGTTTTGAATATAATGTTGGAGATAAAAAATACAGGTTTAATGTTAAAGATGTTGATAGTGTAAAGAAAACTCAAAGCGATATTAATAACTTTGTCAACAAGTTTGTTGGTGATGATAAGTCTACTATAGACGACGCTGCAGGTTATCATAAATCTCTATTTACAGCTATGAACGCAGATGCTATTGCAAGGCACTTTTATGAGCAAGGCAAGGCAGATGCTATTAAAAGCCAAGTTGCTAAAGATAAAAACATTAACTTAGAACCTAGAAAGACGCACGGCGAAACAAATGTTGGGGGTGTTAAGTATAGGGTTTTAGGTGAATCTTCTTCTGAAATTAAAAATAGATCTTTTAAAATTAGAAGTAAAAAAAAGAATTAACTTAAAAAAATTATAAATTATGGCAATTACAGGTGGTAATGATTTGAACAGCGTCCCTTCTCCTAGGAGAGTGGCTGATGCTTCAAATTACTTAGACTTAGCGGGCACAGCCAACGAAGGTTGGGCTCAACAATATGTACCTGACTTAATGGAGAAAGAAGCTGAAGTGTTCGGTCCACGAACTATCTCTGGTTTCTTAGCTCAAGTTGGGGCAGAAGAATCTATGACTGCTGATCAAGTTGTTTGGTCAGAGCAAGGTAGATTACATTTATCTTATACAGGTTCTGTAACAGGAACTAACGCAATTACATTAACTAAAGATATAGATGGTAATTCAGATACTATCGCATCACACGGTATTAGAGAAAATGATACAATTATTGTTTCTAACAGCGATGGTGTTTTTAAATGTATAGTTACTGCTCAACCAACTGATGCTGGTGTGGCTGTTGCTAGATATGACGGTAATAACTTAGTTGCTAACGCAGCAACTGACGGAACAACAGTTTTAGTTTATGGATCTGAGTTTGCAAAAGGTGTTGGTTACAACGCTGCTGACGAATCTTTATTGGGTTCAAGAAAAGCTAACGAACCTAAGTTCAAAAGCTTTAGCAACAAACCAATCATATTAAAAGATTATTACGAGGTATCTGGATCTGATGCTTCAAGAATTGGTTGGGTTGAAGTTTCAACTGAAATGGGACAGTCTGGTTATTTATGGTACTTAAAAGCAGAGTCTGATACAAGAGCTCGTTTTACTGATTATTTAGAAATGGCAATGCTTGAATCTGTTAAAGGTTCTGGTTCAAACGATGTTGATACTCAATTAGGTGTTGAACAAGCTAACGACTTAGTTGGTACTCAAGGTTTATTTGATGCTATTGAAAAAAGAGGTAATGTAACTACAGGTGTAACAGGTGTTAACGGTGCTACTGATTTAGCGGAGTTCGATGCTATACTAGCTGAGTTTGACAAGCAAGGTGCTATTGAAGAATACATGATGTTTGTTAATCGTACAACTAGTTTAGCTATTGACGACATGCTTGCTTCAATGAACTCTTACGGAGCTGGAGGTACTTCTTACGGAGTATTTGACAACGACGAAGATATGGCATTAAATTTAGGTTTCTCAGGATTTAGAAGAGGTTCTTACGACTTCTACAAGTCTGACTTTAGATACTTAAATGATAAAGCTACAAGAGGCGGTATCAACAGTGCTGCTGGAACTGGAGCAATCAGAGGTGTATTTATACCAGCTGGTACTTCTACTGTGTATGATCAAGCTTTAGGTAAAAACATAAAGCGACCATTTTTACATGTTAGATTTAGAGCTTCTGCAACTGATGATAGACGAATGAAAACTTGGACTACTGGTTCAGTTGGAGCGGCTACATCTGCGCTTGACGCAATGCAGTTACACTTCTTATCAGAAAGATGTTTGATTACTCAAGGTGCAAACAACTTTATGTTAATGCAGTAAACTATTTATTTATAAGGGCGGTTTTGTATCGCCCTTATATTTTTTTTAATTTTTATTATATTATATTATGGCAAAGAAAAAAGTAACTAAGGTTGAAGAACCTGTAGTTGAAGAAACAGTGGTTGTTGAACAACCAAAGGTTGAAGCTCCTAAAATAAAAGCTAAACCAAAAAATACTTGGGAAATAAAAGATAGGATGTATTATTTAAAAGATAATAAAAAACCTATATCATATACTATTAGAGCTTCTAATTTATTTTGGTTTGATGAAGAAAAGGGTTATGAAAGAGAAATAAAGTACTGTCAAAATCAAAGAACTTGTTTTGTTGATGAAATGAAAGGTGATCAAAGATTAGAACATATTGTTTTTAGAGACGGTAGTTTGTTTGTTGAAAAAGAAAAAACAGTTTTACAAAAGTTTTTATCTTTATATCATCCTCACAATGGCAAATTGTTTTATGAACATAAACCAGTTGAAATAGCTGAAAATCAAATTGAAATATTAGAGATGGAAGCTGATGCAATATTAATGGCAAGACAAATGGATATTGATTTAGCTGAAGCTATAATGAGAGTAGAGAAAGGATCTGAAGTATCTAAGATGAGTTCTAAGGAGCTTAAACGTGATTTACTATTATTTGCTAGAAATAATCCTAGATTATTCTTAGAATTAGCTAATGATGATAATGTAGTTCTTAGAAACTTTGGTATTAGAGCTGTTGAAGAAGGAATAATAAGTTTATCAAGTGATCAAAGATATTTTACGTGGGCATCTAATGATAGGAAAATAATGACAGTTCCTTTTGATGAACACCCATACACAGCACTATCACATTGGTTTAAAACCGATGAAGGTATGGAGATATACTCAAATATAGAAAAAAGGTTTAATTAATATTAATTAACTAATTTAAATAGCCACTCATTTTGGGTGGCTATTTTTATTTAGTAGCTAACCTTCCGCTTTATTATGTAACTATATAATAGTAAAATACACTTATAAAAAAATAAGATGATAGATATAAATAGAGTATACCAAAAAGTTTTAGCAATAGCAAATAAAGAGCAGAGAGGTTATATAACTCCTCAAGAGTTTAATCTGTTTGCTGACAAAGCTCAAATGGAAATATATAATAATTATTTTCATGGAATAAAAATGGCTGATAGAAAGCCTTCAAATCAAATGCTTTATGCAGATGAAGTAGAAATGTTAGAAGAAAAATTACAACCTTTTCTTGTAGATACAACTATAAATGTTACTAATACATTTACAAACACGACAGCTACACCATCGCCATCAGCTGCTTTAGATATATCAACTTTAAATATACACAAATTAGTTAGAGTAACTAGGGGTAATGGTACTGTAGTTACTCCAATAAACAAAAGTCAAATACACAATACTGAAGGTAATCCACTTACAAAAGCTACGCTAACTAGATCTGTTTTTGTAAGACAAGATATGAATGGTGGTACTTTTTTAAATGTCATACCAGCTGTTACAGCATCAACTTCTACTGTTGATACTTCAACTCCTGCCGATGGTGTTTTAGATGCAGAACCTTTTGTTGTTAGTTTTTATAAAAGACCAGAGCCACCAAACTGGCCTTTTGTAGTTGTAACTGGTAAAGCTTTATACAATGGCGCAGCAAATGATTTACAGGACTTTGAATTACATACTAGTGAAGAAGAAGATTTAGTTTCAAGAATATTAATGTTAGCAGGTGTAATGATGAAGCAACAAGATATACAACAAGCTGGTTTGCAAGATATACAACTAGCTAAACAACAACAAAATAGTTAATTATGGGATTATTAAGTCAAACACCGAGTGAATATTATAATTCTAGCAACTCTGCTAATTATGGCGATTATCAGTTTGTAACACTAGAAAGTATTATAAATGCTTTCATGTACATATATGTAGGTGAAGGTAAGATAATAAGTAAAGTTAGTAGAACTGATGTTCAGTTTCATGCTATGCGAGCTATACAAGAATTATCTTACGATGTTTTAAAGTCTTTTAAATCTCAAGAAATAGAAGTGCCAAACACTTTATCAATGGTACTACCTCAAGATTATGTTAATTATATTAAGTTAGCTAGAGTTGGTAGCGATGGTATAGAAAGAAATTTATATCCAGCTAGAAATACTTCTGATCCATTTGCTATAACTCAAAATACAGATGGTGTTTATCAGTTTGAAGATAAAAGAGTTTTAACACTTACAGTTCCAGATTCATCTCAAATAGTTGACGGTGATTATTTAGAATTATTTTTCCAACCAGTTGATGGATC